TGTTGGTATTCCAGGCTGAACACAATATTCTTATGCATCCTTTTCATATGCTTGGTGTTGCCGGCGTATTTGGTGGGAGTCTCTTCTCAGCTATGCATGGCAGTCTTGTTACGTCTTCTTTGGTTCGTGAAACCACTGAAGAAATTAGCCAGAACTACGGCTACAAGTTTGGACAAGAAGAGGAGACGTATAACATCGTGGCTGCGCATGGTTATTTTGGTCGCTTGATTTTCCAATATGCTTCTTTTAACAATAGCCGCTCACTCCACTTCTTCCTTGCCGCTTGGCCTGTCGTCGGCATTTGGTTTACAGCTTTGGGTGTCAGCACTATGGCTTTCAATCTTAACGGTCTTAACTTTAACCAGTCAGTCCTGACACAACAAGGACAAGTGGTTAACACCTGGGCTGATGTATTGAACCGTGCAAACCTTGGCTTTGAAGTCATGCACGAAAGGAATGCACATAACTTCCCGCTTGATCTTGCAGCTAACAACATCGTGCCTATTGCACTGAAAACTCCTGCTATTGGTTAATTATGCCTAAGCCAACAAAAAAGAAAACCACAACTAAAGGACAGATGCCTAGTCATGTGGGCCTTGCTGACAAACTGCGTCAACGTCGTGAAAAGATCAACGCAGCTATCCGCAAATCTAGAGGTAAAAAATAATCATCCCGTCCGTTCATCTTCTTAATTATGGAATACGAGATTAGAGTCAACGATGCTTACGTTGAACTTATGCACAGGGCTGTGTCCTTTTATTTGGACAAGTGGCCAGGTGGTGATCCAGGTGAGCAGGAAGCTCTACTGGTTCTCAAAGCACAACTAGACAAACTAAAACTTGAAGTCTTGTTTGACACGATGTAGAAGACGCATGCTACCCAAGGCATGGAACGGGGTCTTGGGATCTCTTCGGAGGTAAACACAATGACGAAACTTGAACTCAAGCAACGGGTCCGTGAGCAGCAGCAAGCTGCGAAGGAACTGAAGCTCAAGTATCGCGGTGTCGCATACAAACGATGATCCGTTAAAGCGGGAGGCAGGGTGCAATCCCCTGCCCATCAATTGGCTTTGGCCCGGTAAGCCGGATACCCTTAGCCGTCTAGACGGTGGGATAGACCACATGACAACTGAATAACTCTGAACGTTCAGAGAGTGGATATAGATTATTACTCTCTTTAAAAATGGCACAACAACTTACTTCCCCTAAGGCACCCCAGGTAATTCCTGGTGCTAATAATCTGGCTGGGGGCCAGACTCCTACAACTGATCAGCGCAGGGCTCTTTACCTAAAGCTGTTCAGCGGTGAGATGTTCAAAGGGTTCCAGCATAACACTATCGCTCGCGATATGGTTATGAAGCGTACTCTTAAGAACGGCAAATCTCTCCAGTTCATCTACACTGGTCGTACCCAAGCTGAATTCCATACTCCTGGAAATCCGATTTTGGGTAACAGCGACGGCGCACCGCCCGTTGCAGAGAAGACCATCACTGTTGATGATCTGCTTATCAGCTCAGCCTTCGTATACAACCTTGATGAGACTCTTTCTCATTATGACCTGCGAAGCGAGATCAGCCGCAAAATCGGCTTCGCTCTCGCAGAAAAGTACGACCGCTTGATCTTCCGTGCAATCGCACGTGGTGCTCGTAAGGCTTCTCCTGTTAGTGCAACTAACTTCGTTGAGCCCGGTGGTACCCAGATCCGTGTTGGTTCTTCTACCAACGAATCTGATGCTTTCTCTTCTACCGCACTGGTAGCAGCCTTCTATGACGCTGCTGCTGCGATGGACGAGAAGGGTGTCAGTGGTGATGGACGTGTGGCTGTACTTAACCCACGCCAGTACTACGAATTGATCCAAGCTGTTGGAACCAATGGCCTGGTGAACCGTGATGCTCAAGGTTCTGCACTGCAGTCCGGCCAAGGCATCATCGAGATCGCTGGCATCAAGATCTACAAGTCAATGAACATCCCGTTCCTTGGCAAGTACGGCACCAAGTTCGGTGGCACTACCGGACAGACTTCACCTGGCAACCTGGGTGACTTCATTGGTCCTTCTCTTGAAGATGCTTCTGATGCACAAGCAGGCATCAACAACGACTACGGTACAGCTTCACAATTCGGCGCTGTGTCTGCTGGCTTGATCTTCCAACGTGAAGCAGCCGGTGTTGTCGAAGCAATTGGTCCTCAAGTACAGGTAACAAACGGAGACGTTTCTGTCATCTACCAGGGTGATGTTATGCTCGGACGTTTGGCCTGTGGCGCAGATTATTTGAACCCTGCTGCAGCTGTTGAGCTGTATGTTGGCGGTACTGCACCTTCTGCATTCTGATATTTATTCTTTCCTAGGGATCCTTCGGGGTCCCTTTTTTTTATTCTTATGTCCTCAACTATTGGCACCGATACCGAACTATCCGCTGTGAACTCAATCTTGGGGAGCATCGGACAAGCGCCTGTTACTCAACTGAACACAGAGAACCCTGAGATCTCCTTTGTCTATAACATCTTCCGTGAAGCTATGGTCGATGTACAGAACGAAGGATGGGTCTACAACCGTGAAGAGCATCTTCCGTTGTCGCCAGATCAGAATGGTTATATCTATGTACCTGACGACACTCTTAGGTTAGACATCAGCGGAGGTCAGACAGACCGAAGCACCAATGTTGTCTTACGTAAGGGTCGTCTCTACGACAAGGTGCGTCACTCAGATGTCTTTAAAGAAGCCATCGAGGTAGACATTGTCCGCATCTATGACTTTGCTGATATCCCCTCTGTCTTCCAGCGGTACATCACAGCCCGTGCTGCATCCCGTGCTGCTACTCAGTTGGTTTCCAACCCACAACTTGTCCAACTACTACAACAACAGGAAGGCATGTCACGTGCAGCCTGTATTGAATATGAATGCAACCAGGGTGACCATAACTTTATGGGATTCCCAAGTAGTACTCATTACCAAACCTATCAACCATTCCATGTATTGAGGCGCTGATGGCAACCATTACACAAAAGATTCCAAACTTTGTACTAGGTATCTCAGAACAACCAGACGATCAGAAACTGCCTGGACAAGTCAGGAACGCTGTGAATGTTGTGCCTGATGTAACTGAAGGTTTGATGAAACGACCTGGCTCTCAGTTTGTCAGCACACTGTCAAGTGCAGTAACTGATGGCTGTTGGTTTAACTATTACCGTGATGAAGATGAAGGTTCATATGTAGGACAGGTGGATCGTAGTGGTGTGATCCGCGTCTTCCGTTGTAGCGATGGTTTTGCTATGAACGTCACCACAAGTGCTAATTCACAAAGTTACCTGGCACATAGTAACGACGGTGATATCCAAACACTGACAATTAACGACTCAACTTTCTTAGTTAACAGGACTAAGACTGTACTCATGGGAGCCAACACTGGTCCTTCTAAGCCAGACACGCACTCTGCCTACATTGAGCTGAAGCTGATTCAACCTCGTCGTCAGTATGCGTTGAATATCTACAGTGATACAACAACAGCATTAGAGCGGTCAGCTACTACTGTCAGCGTTACTGGTCCGTTTACTAACAATAGAAGTGGTGAGGATGATGCACGGTTCACTGGTTCAAAAGTGCATGTTGATCCAACAACTGGTATTGCTGTACGTGTAACTGTTACTGGTCAGCCTTACGTATCTGGCTACGATAACAATCCCCCTAACCCTAGGTACGATTCTCAGTACACCAACCGTGTTGACCTGCTGCATGGTGGTTCTTATACATCATCGCTGCCATCATTTACTGTTGTAGTTGAAGGTCAAAACTATACGATTAATGTTACTGAAGAAGTATCTGCTTCTTACAAAGGCAACCTAGATCGTGTTCGTCCTGTCCCTGTAGACATTGAAGCTGAGACCAGTACTTCTGTTGCTGGTGTGCTGAACTCCATTATTTCTGAGATCAGTGGTGTTACAGCTACTATTATTGGTAACGGGATTTATCTGACACATAGCTCTGCATTTAATGTTGAAGTTTTAGAGAGTGATCTATTCCAGATTACTCAGGATACTGTTAATGATGTAACCAAACTTCCTACACAATGCAAGGATGGTTACATAGTTAAAGTGACCAACTCTGCACAATTAACTGAAGATGACTATTACCTAAAATTTCATGGAACCTCAGGTGATGGTCCTGGTGTTTGGGAAGAATGTGTTGGCCCTGGTGTTCAAACAGTTTTTGATGCTACGACCTTGCCCCAACTCCTTACAAGAAATAGTGCTACTACTATGTCTTGTGGTTCTTATTCGTGGGCTGAACGTGAAGTCGGAGACGACAACACAAATGAGAAGCCATCATTTGTTGACAAAAAAATTAACCAGGTTTTATTTCACAGAGATCGCCTGGTCTTACTGAGTGGATCAAACATTATTCTTAGCCAGCCTGGCGACCTTGGTAACTTCTGGAATAGGACAGCTCTGACTTTCTCAGGCGTTGACCGTATTGATATCTCTTGCAGCTCGTCCAGTCCTAATGAACTGGTTGATGGCATCGAGATGAACACAGGTCTTGTGTTGTTCAGCAGCAATGCTCAGTACCTCTTTGCTACCGACAGCGATGCTTTAAATCCTGAGACGGCAAAGGTATATGCACTGTCTACCTATAACTACAACACTGACGTGTCTCCTATTTCTTTAGGTACGACACTTGCCTTTGTAGATAACGCGGGTAAGTTCAGCAGATTCTTTGAGATGGTAAACATCAGAAGGGAAGGTGAGCCAGATGTCGTAGAGCAAAGCAAGCCTGTCTCCAAGTTGATGGGTACTGGTCTCAACCTTGTTGCTAACTCGCGTGAAAACTCCTTTGTATTCTTAGCCGAGTCTGGTACTCAAAACGTTATTGGCTTCCGTTACTTCGGTCAGGTTCAAGAACGACTGCAGGGTGCATGGTTTAAGTGGAGGTTCCGTCGTCCAATCATTAATCACTTTGTTGTTGATGATGACTACTACGTAATCTATGACGACTATACGTTGACACGTATGCCACTGCAAACCTCAGCGTCAACACCGTCGATCTATAACGATCATGAAGAGTTCGACGTTCACCTTGATCACTTTGTGACAGTAGCTGCTTCGTCGTTGACTTATGATGCTGCTACTAAAAAGACTACGTTTGCTCTACCTGCTGCTTTTAATAGCAGTGGATCTATTGGAGCAATCGTCACTAATGACAGTGATGACAAGGGTCGTTACCAGATTGTTGAAAATACTGAGCAAGCCTTCGAGTCCCTGGTGGGTGAGTTCCTGCTTATTGATGTCAACGACGATATCAATGCTGAGTTTATTGACCTGAATACTGCTGACCTTGAGGGTGCCACTGTGTATGACCTTGAGGCTGGTACTACTACGCTTGACCCTTCTGCTGGAACTTCTACAGAGTTTGACTCTGGTGGCCAGACAGTATCCCTTACAGGTGACTGGACAGCACAACCCATCACGGTTGGTTACTTATATGAGATGAGCGTGGAGCTGCCAACTGTTTTCCCAACGCAAACAAAAGACAAACGTGTCGTTGCTGACACCTCCGGTTCGTTGATCCTGCAAAGACTGAAGTTTAACTTCGGTCCTGTTGGTGAGTTCTGGACAATTCTTAAACGTAACGGTAAAGCTGACTACGTGGATAAGCACGAATCATCTTTGATGAATGGCTATAGCGCCAACACTGCTCCATACGTTGACGATAGTTTCAGGACAGTGCCTGTGTACGAACGTAATACCAATGTAAATGTCGTCCTTAAATCAACCCACCCCTCTCCTGCAACCCTGCAATCCTTGTCTTGGGAAGGGGAATACACAAACAACTTCTACAAACGGATCTAGATTTATACACCCAATTACATATGAGGCTGCCTTAGAGGTGGCCTCTAATCTACGGCTAGAAGACCATAGAGA